CAACAGCTTTAGAAGTTAAGGGAGATGGGACAAGCATACAAGTAAGCTCTGCAGATTATGATGTAGCCTTGCTTGGTAGACGTGGTAGTTCTGGCGTAGACCTAGATAAAGGCTATATGAGACTAAGAGACACTGGAACTACTAAGGTTGCTATTGACTCAGCAGGGGATAGTTATTTTAATGGTGGTAATGTTGGAATTGGAACTAGTAGTCCTACAGATAAAGTACAAATTTTAGATAGTGGCAATCTAGCTTTAAGAGTAGAGTCTTCAGGAGCAAGTAATCAATCTGCTGTTTGGACTGAAAATAATTCAGGTGCTATTAATGGTATGTTTATATATGGCTCATCACATTCAACATATGGAGCTATAGGTGCAGGAGAAGGTGCTTTTTATTCAAATACCAACATAAACATTATGTCTGATACTGCTTCAGGAACAATTAAGTTTTCTACTGGTTCTTCAGGTGGTTCAGAACGCATGAGAATAGACTCATTAGGCAATGTTGGAATTGGCATTTCAAATCCAAATGGACATAAATTACACATATACAGTGGAACAAATGCAGCCGAATCATCTGCACCTCTGAGGATTCAAGGTTCAGGATATTCTGCTTATCATTGGTTAGATGGTACAGCTTATTATATTGGACAAAATTCTAACGGAAGGTCTTTAAGAATGTATTCAGGTTCTAATGAATCTGCTGGTGTAGAACTAGATGATGGTGCTACTTCATTTAGTTCTTTTTCAGATGAAAGACTCAAAGAAAACATACAAGATATAGGTTCTGTAACAGATAAAATAAAAAACATAAGATGTGTAAGTTTTAATAGAACTGATATAGAAGATTCAAAAGAAACCATAGGCTTTATAGCACAAGACTTTATCGGTAAGTTTGACCAAGTTTTAAATAAAACTAAATTAAGAGATGGTGATGAAGAAGAATACTACTCAATTAAATATACAGAAACTATACCTGTATTATTGAAAGCTATACAAGAACAACAAGCACAGATTGATGCCTTACAATCTGAAATTAACTTACTTAAAGGAGAATAATTATGGCAAATACATATACATGGGATTGTAAAACAGTAGATACATATCCAACACACGACAGTCATTCAGACGTTGTTTACAACGTACATTGGCGATTAAACGCAGAGAGCGATCAACAAGATGCTGAAGGTAATAACTACGCAGCTTCTGTTTATGGCACTCACAGCGTTAATGCAGATGACATATCTAGCTTTGTACCTTTTGCAGATCTTACCAATGACACAGTTACTGGTTGGGTTACAGCAGGTATGGGCGAAGATGAAGTAGCTAGTCTAAAGTCTGGCTTAGATGATCAAATCGCATTACTGATTACACCAACATCTGTTACTAAAACAATAGGTTAAAAATGGCACTGCTGCCTGTAACTCCGCCAGCTGGCATAGTCAACAACGGAACTGACTATGCTAACAAAGGTCGTTGGGTTGACGGCAATCTCGTGCGTTTTGAAAATGGCTATCTAAAGCCTATCGGTGGTTGGTCTAAACTAAAAACTACAGCACTAGACGGAGAACCTATAGGTATGTATGCCTATAAGGACAACCTAGGTGCTTCTGTTTTAGCTGTTGGTACAAGACAAAAGGTTTATGTTTTATACGACAACACATGGACTGATATAACACCATCTGGTTTTGTAAATGATGCCTCTAATGATCCTCTTGGTTATGGTGCATACCACTATGATGTAGAAGATTATGGCGATGCTAGAAGTCAATCTGGATTACCTCTTGATACAGGTCATTTCTCCTTTGATAACTGGGGAGAGGATTTAATCTTTTGTTTTTCTGGCGATGGTAAAATATACAAGTGGCGACCTGTTTCAGGCGGAACAGCTGATACCATAGGTACAGTTGTAACTAACGCACCTACAGGCTGTCAGGCTGTTCTAGTAACTAATGAAAGGCATTTAGTTGCTATTGGTTCTGGTGGAGATCCTAGGAAGATATCTTGGAGTGATAGAGAAGATAGAAACACTTGGACATCTAAAGCCACCAACACAGCAGGTGATGTACAAATACCTACAGGTGGTAGAGCATTACTAGCAGTTAAATACCAAAACGATGTCATTATCTTTAGTGATACTGGTATAGATAGAATGAGCTATGTAGGCTCTCCTTTTGTTTATGGTATAACCGCAGCAGGTGCAAACTGTAAAGCAGTCAGCAGAAGATCAGTAGTACAAACTGGTAACTTCCTAGCGTGGATGGGAGAAAACTCCTTCTTTGTTTATGATGGCGTTGTGCGTGAAATACCATGTGATGTGCATGATTATGTATATGACCAACTAAACGTACCAGGAAGGAAAGCGTGCTGGGGTGGACATAACTCTAACTTCAACGAAATATGGTGGGGTTTCCCAAGTGGCGATGGTGTATATTTACCAAATAAATATGTTATCTGGAACTATCTAGCAAACACTTGGTCTGTAGGAACAATGGATAGAGGTTGTTGGATTGACCAAGGTGCGTTTGATTTCCCTATAGCTGGTGACTCAGCTGGTTTTATATACGAACATGAATCAACAACATTATCTAACTCTCCAAACCTAAATAGTGATGTACCATTTTGTACAAGTGGTCCAATAGAACTAGGTAATGGTGATAACTATGTGCAATGTAACCAGATTATTCCAGACGAAGAAGCAAACACATTGCCAGGTGTAACAATAAGTTTTAAAGGTAAGTTTACCCCTTTAGGCAGCGAGACAGACTTTGGTAGTTTTACCTTTGAGAATGATGGATATACTGATGCTAGGTTTACAGCACGACAAGTACAGATGACTGTAACAGGTAGCACAACACAAGATTTTCAAGTTGGTAATATAAGACTTAATTTAAGAAACAGAGGTAGAAGATAATGGATCTATCCTCACAAAGACAATATATACAAAGAGCTGAAACAGCGCATGAAATACTTACCACTACAGATTTAACAACATTATATACATCTCCAAGCGGTGATGATTTTACTTTTGCAATCATTGAATCTATTTTGGTTTGTGACCATGATAATCAACAAACCAATATAACAGTTACTGTAACGCATGATGCTACTACTTATACCTTATTTAAAGAATTTACTATTACTGCTTACAATACTGAAGAATTATTAACTAGAAGTTTAGTATTACATCAAGGCGATGTTGTAAAGATACAAGCAGATCGTGCTGGTAATTTAACTGTTTATGCAAGTATTGTTGAGTATGCAAAAGGCGACTAATACAGTAGTTGAATTACACCCAGAGGTTGTACAAGAACCTTGGGAGATTGAATGGGAAAGGTGTAAGCCTTATATAGCAAAGGCTGTAAAACATCAAGATTCCTATACAATTGATGACATAGAGGATAAAATAAGAGGTGGAATATTCCATTTATGGCCAGGCAAAAAGTCTGCATACATAACAGAGTTTGTAATGTTTCCACAGCTAAATGCCATGAACCTTTTGTTTTGTGGTGGCGATTATAAAGAACTAGAAGAAATGCTACCTCATATAGAGGAGTTCGCTAAGAAAGCTGGCATACAAAGGCTTTACGGCGGTGGCAGAAAAGGATGGACTAGGAAACTAAAACATCTAGGATTTGAAACAGAATATTTAATTAGAAAAGACTTATGAGTAAAGGCAAAACCACAACAGTATCAGAAGCAAGTTTACCAGCTTTCCAAGAGGCGCAGTTTAAAGAACTCTTTGGAGCAGCACAAGGTGTAGCACAACAACCCTTTGTACCTTATACAGGACCAATGGTTGCTGGATTTTCCCCAGATCAACTAAGACAATTCCAAGCTACCAGAGGTATGTTTGAATCTGGTATGGGTTATGACCCAACTAAAGCTTTACAAGGTATGGCACAAGAACAGTTCAAGCCTACTATACAACCTGTTACTGGTTTTCAAGCGCCAACTATAGAAGCTACTCAAGCTCCAGGTGCAGCACAAATAGGTCCAGTATCTACTCCACAGTTCAGGGGTTTACTAAGCCAAGACATAGGCGCTTATCAATCTCCGTATCAACAACAAGTCATAGATTTAGCAATGGGCGACATACAGCGACAAGCTGACATAGCGCGTGGTAGTGCGCAGGATAGAGCAATTAGATCAGGTGCTTTTGGTGGTTCAAGATCAGCAATATTAGAAGCAGAATCACAAAGACCATATGTAGAGCAAATGGCTAGAACATCTGCTGGTTTAAGACAGTCTGGTTTCGAGCAGGCGCAACAAGCAGCACAAGCAGACTTAGCAAGACAACAACAATTAGGTATATTTGGTGCAGGACAAGAACAACAAAGAGC